CGGGAATATCGGAGCCACGCGGAGCAATTGACGGGACGCCGCCGACGCCATCGGTGTAGCGGATAAAGACGAGGTTAGGCCGGTTGCGTTGTGTCTTTTTTCCCCATGAAAACGAGCCGTCTACGATGTCGTCAGTAACGATGGTTGCAACGCTTGAACCGATTGCATCGGGAATCAGTCGATAAATCGAGCCTTCGGGCACCACGAAGCAACCGGCATATTCGCCCATTGCCTTAATCCAGCTTTCGGCGGGTTGTTGAGCCTCAATCGCTAGATTCAGTTCGCGGGTTTTCTCGCCACCCGCTAGCGCAACGTCGTTGTTGTTCGCGTTGGTTGTAACGTCTGCCCAAAATTCAGATGTAGGCGTCATCCCTAAGCCGAGCGTATCGTCGTACAGCAAGCGCGCCGTGTGCAGCGTTGGGTTAGTGGTGTACAGCCACGTAGCGGGCGATGCGTAGGACTGCGCGCCGTCTCGCGGGTCGTAACACTTCAGGCCGCGAACGGTCGCAATGAAGTCGCCAATGCTGACAAGGTTTCCCGATGAATCTGTCGGAGGGAGATTTACGACACTGTAGGCTAGGCCGGTGAGCGCGTCTGTCCACGTTACCCCGATACTTGCAAATGCCGAAACCATTGACGCGTTTACCGTTTGCGAAGCGGTGCCGGTGTAGTGTGTGACGGTTGCACCCGAAGGCAAGGCAACGCCGCCCATTGTGATGAATTCGATAGCGTCAATCTCGCCACGGCACCACAACAGAATGATTAGCGCGTTGTCACCAGATTTCAGCGCGCGAGCGAGTGACGCGCCCAAAGCCACGCGGCCAAAGACGATGCGTATAGGCTCGTCAATCGCGGCGACGTTTAAGCGCGTTTCGTAAGCGTCTCGGCTGACGTTTTCAAGTGTGTTCTGTGGCGCGCGAGAAATTGAACCCGTGCCGGTAAGAACGTAATTCGGAATGATCGTTGGAATGAACGGTTCCGGCCCTACAGGTAGCGGCGGCTCTACAGAACTCATACCGTTTCCAAAACCGACTGAACTGACACGCGGAACTTACCGATTGCGCGGCGCTTAACGGAAACCCACCGCGCCGTAACGGTAGAGCCTGATTCCTTCCAAGTGAAATCAACGGTAGCGCTTGCGCGGTTGGTTGCGTAGCTCGCATCTAATGCGTCGGCTTCTGCGACAGAGCAAGCGGCATGAATCAGGGTGTAGCGTTTTTTCGGTGTAGGCCATAACGACACACCGCGAAGCGTTCCGGCTTCGGTGCGCGACAGTTTCAGCGCGTCAAGCGTTTCGACATCCGAGCCTACGGTTAAGCCACATTTGGGCATTGGGTAGGTAGCCACTATGCAAGCTCCGAGCGCGGGTTAAGAACAATCGTCCCGTTTCCCCATTGAATGACCGTGCCAGCAGGCGCGAACAGTTCAGCGGGTAATGAGGTTGAGTAAGTACCGCGCGGGATCTCAACGGTCTTGCTGTTTAGCCGTTTGGCCGTGAGCTTTAACGCGCCGTTGCCGCCGTTGGCTGAATCGCACACGCCATCGAATACGAGCACAGGATCGCCGGTAGCCGTAGCCTTTGCGTCGAAAATCCAGAGCTTGCAAGTGCGGTCTGCGATTTCTTCATTAAGGACGAACGCGGCGATTACGTTGTCAGCGTCATCAAAATTGATGCTTACCGATTGATCTATCGAGTTGCCCCATGTCAAACCGGAAACCGTGAACGCGCCGTCAGCCCATGACAAAGCGTTCCACGTCATCGCGCCGTTAGTCGAAAGCCGAATCGTTGTCGAGAATCCCAACTCCAAAAACCAACGTGGTTCCGTGATGGTCTGAACGGTTGCGGTTAGCGTCGGGCTTGATAGGCTTCTCATACGTTGCCCCGCACTTCTACGTTTCCGTCGTTCTTAACGGTGATTTCCAATTGACGTGGAGTCAGCGCGGTGTCACGGTCAATCAATGCCGTTTCGCGGTCTAAATCAGCCGTCTCTTTAATCTGTGCCGCGAAGTCTGCGAGCGCGTCAGCGATAACGGTTTTCAGGCTGTTGTTCTGCTTATCCAGCGCATCGCCAGCGGCTTGCAGTCGTTGCAAAACAAGTTCTTCAACTGCCTTGCTTCCGCCGATGAATTGACCGGATAGCGCCGTTTTATCGGCGTCAGACAACAGGCCGAATGCGCTGTTTTGCAGTGCGTCAATTTGGCGCGCGAGGCGGTCAATCGTTTCCGGGTCGGTCGCAGTACCGAGCGCAGCGAATAGCGCTTCGGCTTGGTCTTGAAAGTATTTGTATTTCTGCTCAACACCGAGCGTTTGCAGGAAGAAACCTTCTTGCGTGTTGCCGAACAATTCAGCGAGCGCCGTTTTCGTTTCTGCGATCTTCGCCGTAGCGCTTGCGTAGGCCGTGGCGAGCGCGGTAATGCCGCTTGCGAACGTCTCAATGCCGATAGTGCCGTCGGCTAATTGGTCGCGCATCTCTGCAAGCTTCGCCGCCTGCAATTCGTAGGATGCCACAACGCCGCGCGTACTCGCTTCGATGTAATCTTCAACGGCTTTGCTCGTATCGGTGCTGAATGCCTCAATCGACACGGCGAGGATAGAAACCGCTTCACGCGCTGAATCAGACAGCGCAGCGAAACCAGCGAGCGAGAGATTCAGGCCGGGGACAATCTTGTTCAGTTTTTCGATTGCAGTAGCCGCGCCTTGAAGCTTGACGATGTACTGAATCAACTCGTCAGCCGTACCGGCGAAGCTGCGAACGAGGTTACCCGCGCCAGCTTCTAGAGCGTCGAACGCTACGCCGTAGCGAGCCTGTAGGAACTGTTTCGATGCGGCCTCGATGTTGGCCTTAATCTCTTCCTCAGAATTGCCGCCGTACCAGTCAGGATTTACAAGGTTCTGGATTTGGTCTTTGACATCCGCGAGGGTTTGCGCGTTGAACAGGTCTTTTGCAAAAACGTCGTCAATACGGTTGATCGCAGAGATAAACGGTTCAACGAGTTTGTTCTCGAAATCACCCGCAAAGTCGAAATTGCCGAGCGACGAAGAAATGATTCCTTTACGGTTGTCGCCAGTCAGCAGCGAGTTATCAAACTTGAAGCCTTTTTCGTCAGAGCCAAATGCTTTCCACAATGCAAAGATTGCACCAACGGCCAAACCGATAGGGCCGAGCACGCCAAGGAACGCCGTAGCGCCGCCCGTCAGCGCAGACAGGCCAGCGGTAAGCCCTTGCAGCACCGAACCGGTGCCCGCCAGGACAGAGCTAAACACGCCGCTAGCAGCAGCAAAGCCAGTGCCGCCCAACAGCGAAGAACCGACGCCAAACAAACTGCCGATGCCGCCAAGGTCTAGACCGCCGGAAGCATCGCCACCCAAACCGAGCGCGCTAGCAATGCCGCCAATACCACCAGACAAACCGCCCGCCGCGATGTTCAGCACAAACTTCGTTGCGAACTGCGCAGCAAGTTTCGTGAAGAACTGCTTTATCGTGTTGCCGAGATTCGAGAATGCATCGCGCCCGTTTTGGAATAAGTCAACAAAGAAATCTTGGATGCCGCCTTCGATTTGCTTGTAACGCTCCAGAGCAGACAAGTTTTCTTCGTGGGCTTGCTTCACCCCGACGATTGCAATTTTCTCGTCATACAGCTTATTGATTCGGTCAGCGTCTGACTGGGTCATTGCCAGCTTTAACGCTTTCTCGCGCGCAAGATTGATGTTGTAAATCTCACGCTCTGCGTTGACAAGTCCTAGCGCTTTTACTTCCTCGTTCAGCTTTTCGTTTTCGGCGTCGAGCGACTTAAAGAGCGCGTCTAACGCGGCCTGTTGATCGTCAATGCCTTTCAGGTACGTTTCCGTTTCTTGCGCGAGCGCCTTATTTATTGCGACTTGGCCCTCTGCAATCTTTTTTTGATCGTCCGCAAATGTCTTGGACTGCGCAATAGCGAGCGCGAGGCCGTCGGCATACTTCGCCGCGCTGATCGCGCCGACTTGGAAAGCCTTTGCTAGCAGTTCAGTCTGTTTCAGTAACGCGCTGTCAACGTCTGGATTTTCGAGTTTGTTGAAAAGTTCGGTAAGCGCTTTTTGAAGAACCGTTGTTTCTGCAATTGCCTTGCCTGCGGCCTTGACGCTGGTCGTGTATTCAGCGGTTTTCTTGGATGCTTCATCAGTCGCCGCAGCGCCTTTTAATGCACGGTCGCGCGCATCATCAAATGCGCCAGCCTGTTGGCTGATCGCAGTCGTGTAAACGCTGTATTTGGTTGCCGCGAGTTCGCTTGCTTTCGCGGATAGCTCGCGCGCCTTAGCAAAACGGTCGTCAGCCTCCGCAAACAATTTAAGGGATGAACCGTAATCGCCAGCCGCGCGCGCGGCACCAGCAGCCAATAAATCGAGCGCGCCCTTCGCGCCCTGTGCGAGTGCAGCAACCTCTATATGCAGCGCTCGGAATTGGTTGATGCCGACAACGATTGAATCAATCGTTTGGCCTATTGCAATAGTCGCCTCGCGCGCCCACTTCGCTAGCGAGCCGTCAGCGGCTAAGTCAGCGATTGTTTTCTGTAGCCCGTCACCCTCTTTTTTAAGGTTCAGGATCGCCGTTAGGAAGTCGTTGATTGCCGGTAGGATTTCCGACACAACAACACGGCGCAATTGCTCGCTTTGCAGGGCAAGCCGCGCCATCGCTTTTTCGTATTCGTCAGCGGCTTCCGTGTTGCCGACAAAGATGCTCTCAAGCTCTTGCGCGTTGCTCGCCATGTCCTTAAACAACGGCAACAACTGCGCGCCGGACTTGCCGAACAAGTCCATAGCAAGCGCGGCCTTGCCCGGCCCTTTGTCGCTGAACTCTGACAGCTTTTTCGCAACCTCTAGCGTGATCTCGCCAGAGTCGCGCAAGTTGCCCTGTGCGTCTTTGGCTTTGATGCCTAAGAACTCCAGCGCCTTGCCCGCGCCCTTTGTTTCATCCTCAGAGCCGGAAAGCCCTTTATTGAGTTTGATAAGCGCGGATTCGATGCCTTCAAACGCTTGCCCGCTGATCTTGGCTTGTGCCTGTAGCTTCGCGAGTGATTCGACGGTTGCGCCGGTCTTTTCCGCTGCGTCATCTAGCGCGGCAAGCCCTTTAACGGTTTCGGTGAATGACTTGATAGCAGCGTCAGCAACGCGCGAAGCCGTCTCTATGGCGAGTAGTTGCCCCGCAAAAGACGTGAGCGCACCGGTCGCCGCTTTGCCTAGTGAGCGCTCAAAATCGGCAAAGCCTTTTTCAGCGCGTTTTAAGCCTTCGGTGAACTGCGCAGAATCAAGCGCGAGTTCAGCGACTAAGCGACCTAGTGCAGCCATTCGTTATTCACCATTCACCATTTTTTGGAATTGCTTTTTGTAGAAAGCAGGGTCGTCAACAACGGGTATTTCTTCCGCTTCGGGTTGTTCACCCCACGGAATCAAGTAGTCGTCAATGCGTTGGTTTTTCGCGCCTGCTATGCCCGCGATTTGCATGCGGAGTAACGCGAAATTCATGTCGTCTCTGCGCTGCCCGATGGGTTCGGTGCGCATGTATTCGGCCCATAACTCAAACTCGTGCCCCGGCATTTCCGCGAGTTCTGCAAGCGTCCGCCGGAGCGACAACGCCAGACGCATGCACTCGCGGAGTGCCGGTGCTAGTTTGGGCTTTTGTTAAGCGCCTCGTTAAGTTTGACGAGCATCGACAAGTCGAGCGCGCCGAGTTCGTTCATGTCCTCTTCGCTGGCTGCGTCGTAAACGGCTTTACCGCTTTCATCGCACAACAGCGTTGCAAGAATGCGCGGGAGCGCTTTAGCCTTGCCCGCTTCGTCAAGTTCATTGAGTTCACGAATTGCGATGTAGTCATCCATGCGCATGCGCCGGAAGTAAACAGGCGTGTCGAGTCCTTCGATGATTTCTTTGCGTGGCCCTTCGCTGATACGGGCGTGAATTGCTTTGCGAATGTCGC